CAATCACAAATCGTTTGCGCTGCTAAAAAAGCAAGGCGTGCGCGAATCTAAACCCGAACACTATGCCCAAATGCAAGTGTATATGCACGGCCTGGGGCTTGAACGCGCAATGTATATGGCAGTCAGCAAAGACACTGACGAATTGTACACCGAGCGTTTTAAATATAACAAGGAGGATGCTCTGGCCCTAGTCGAAAAGGCCAAAACCATTATAGCAACCGATATTCCCCCGCCTGGCATAAGTACTAGGGCCGACTTTTTTAAGTGCAAATTCTGCGACCACCAGGACGTTTGCCACCGGGACGAATTGCCCCAGGTTAATTGCAGAACGTGCGTGCATTCATTTGCCGACATTAAAAACGGTGGCTGGAAATGCACTTTTCACGATAAAGAAATATCAACCGATGAACAACGTCTGGGGTGTGAAAAGCACTTATTTAATCCAAACCTTGTGCCCCATGAAATGGTGGATATGGACCCGGTTAATAACCGTATCTCATACCGAACCATCGACGGTGTGGAATTTTACAACGGCGTTAAGGGTGATAAATCATACACAAGCAACGAACTGCAAGCTGCCCCGGCTGCCCTCTTGGGCGACCCTGGCGCTGATAGCTTGCGCGCCACCTTTAATGGTGAATTTATCAAGGATGAAAGTAAATGACCGCTTATTACAACGAGTTTGACCCCTTTGCCGCGAATTGGTTAAGGGAATTAATAAAAGATGGATTAATAGCCCCCGGAGTAGTAGATGAACGAAGCATTACCGAAGTTATACCGAGTGACCTTTCAGAGTTTACCCAATGCCACTTTTTCGCTGGAATTGGCGGCTGGTCAATTGCCCTTAGACTTGCCGGTTGGCCAGACGATAGACCTGTTTGGACCGGCTCACCACCTTGCCAACCATTTAGCGTTGCTGGAAACAAAAAAGGAACCGACGACGACCGACACCTCTGGCCAGCATTCTTTGACCTTATTAGAGAGCAAGCGCCTCCAACGGTGTTTGGCGAACAAGTTGCAAGCGCAATTAGGCACGGATGGTTCGATGATCTACAAACAGACTTGGAAAACCAAAACTACGCCAGCGCAATGGCAGTTCTGCCAGCTTGTAGCGTCGGCGCACCGCAAAAAAGAGATCGCTTGTGGTACGTCGCTAACAAGTTGGCCAACACCGACCACGATAGACAATCCACAAGTTGCGGGACAAGGCAAAGCGGCGAACAACCCGAAGCGGGGGACGACCTTGGGTGGAGCGGCCAGACTAGCCCAATGGCCAACTCCGATGTACTCGTACGGCTCGAAAGCGTGCAACCGCTACCGGGAAAACAATCAGAATGGGTTGGGGGCGATAGCCTCAACGGTAGAGATGGGAGCATGGGCGACACCGACGACGCGAGACTACAAATGCACGGGGGACATGGAGAATTACATATTCGGAAGCCCTACTGGTCGGGTGAGAACGGACATGGTTCCGACTCAGGCTTTTTTAATAGCACCTTGGCCAACTTCATCTACTGTCGAGACGGAAAAGCCCGTCCAGCCCCCATTGAACCCACGCTTTTCCCTCTGGCTAATGGGGTATCCAATAGAGTGGGCATATTGCGCGGAGCGGGTAACGCCATTGTCCCGCAAGTCGCGGCCGAAGTCATAAAAGCCTTTATGGATTTTGAGGTTAACGAATGATGGCTGTGAAACGCTGGACCGATAAAGAAGATCAATTTTTGCGATTTAACTATGTCCGCTATACCAACGAAATATTGGCCAATCAAATGGAACGATCTTCTGGCGCAATAAAAGACCGGGCGGCCAGGTTAGGTATTCAAAAAAGCGGGTCCAGGAAAAGGTGGACGAAAACTGAACATAATTACCTGGCTAAAAATCGAGACATTTTACCACCGTCGGTAATCGCCAAAAAACTGGGTCGCTCAAGGGCGGCTGTTGTTAATCGCTGCACGTTGTTTTTTAAAAACGCGCCAGAGTTTGATCTCGATTTTGATGATTTAAACAAGGCGCATTACAACCCGTTTTTGACGGGAAAAATAGGACCAAAAATAAATGTTAAATAATAAAATAAAAAATGCTCCCCGTTTCCCCTGGAGTGACCAGGACACACAATATCTTTTGGATAATTATCATTTAAAGACGATTAAAGACATTGGTTTAATAATTAATAAACCTTCACAAGCCGTCGTATTTAAAGCCAGGCGCTTGGGTATTACCAACGTGCCGATGCAACGAGCATTGCGCGAAGGAAAATACGAACTGGCTTTGGAAATATACAAAAAAACTGGCTTCTTTTGTCATTTTTTAACCACACGATTTGGCCACGAAAAGCCAGGTTATCAATCCCGGCATTTTGGTATTTAATATGCAATTACGCGATTATCAAAAGGATTCAATCGACGCCCTTTATTCTTATTTTCAAGAGAACGCAACCGGGCACCCGATCCTGGTGCTTCCAACGGCGGCCGGTAAATCTGTTATTGCCGGGGAATTCATTCGCGGATTGATGCAAACTTGGCCAGGGCAACGCGTGCTTTTATTGACCCATGTAAAAGAATTGATCGCCCAGAATTACGAAAAATTAATGACGCTTTGGCCGGATGCCCCGGCGGGTATTTATTCGGCTGGCTTAAATCGACGCGATACAGACCACGATATAATTTTTGCGGGTATTCAATCGGTCCACAAACGAGCCACCGAAATTGGCCATATTGATTTAATCATTATCGACGAATGCCACCTGGTCCCCAAAAAGGGAATGGGAATGTATTTGCGATTTTTAAAAAGCATGAATGTGATTAACTCTAAAATTCGGGTGGTGGGATTAACGGCAACACCTTACAGGCTTAATTCTGGTTCACTGATTGATGGTGACGACCGAATTTTTACCGACATTGCCTATGACGTTGATGTAATGCAATTGGTTAACGACGGTTATTTATCTCCCTTGGTGCCCAAGGCCATGGATAACGAATTCGACCTGTCAGAAATTAACACCAGGGCGGGTGATTACAAAACCGATCAACTGCACGCGCTAACCGATAATGACGCCCTGGCTAGAATGGTGTTAGTTGAAATATTAGCCTATGGCCGCCAGCGTAAATCCTGGCTGATCTTTTGCACCGGCGTAAATCATGCCGAAAAGATGGCCGAAATTATTGCAGAGCATGGCATTACCACGGCCACCATTACCGGGTCCACGCCCACCGACGAGCGCGATTATATCCTGGAGCGATTTAAGGCCGGGGACATTCAATGCCTCACCAACTGCGACGTTTTAACGACCGGGTTTGACGCGCCGGCAATTGATATGCTGGTCTTTTTGCGACCCACTCAAAGCCAGGGGTTATATGTCCAAATGTGCGGCCGGGGTATGCGCCTGGCTGAAAGTAAAAACGATTGTCTAGTATTAGACTTTGGCGGTAACACTCAACGCCATGGGCCAATTAACGCGCTTAACCCACAAGGCGAACAACGAACAAAGGGAAGCAAGGCAACACCACCGTCTAGGACGTGCCCAGTTTGCAAAACCATTATGGCGGCGTCTTGCACTAAATGCCCCGAATGTGGCCACTTGTTTCCACGCGATATAACCCATGACCAAACTGCCAGCACGGCCGCCCTTTTGGTGGATTTGGCTTTGCCTATCCCAATAAAACACGAATGGTATAACGTCAATAATGTGAATATTGCTAGGCATAAAAAACTTGGCAAACCCGATTCGGTCCGGGTCACTTATTGCACCAGCGGCGGTGACTTTTCGACCTGGGTTTGCCCGGCTCATGGTGGGTATGCTGCCGACAAAGCACGCCGATGGATACACGATCATTTTCCAACATTACTAGACCAAACCACGGATGGTATTTTAAACAATGTTGATTATAAAAATGGAATCGCCCCATATTCTATCCGCGTCGACCAAAGCGATAAATACCCCAACATCACCGATTATGACTTTTCTGAATATCGAGAAGAATTACCGTTTTAACTTTAATAATGCTATTAGGAACTAACAAAATGAATGAAAAATTAATGACTATTCCAGAGTATCTAAAACATCAATTCGCACCTGGCTCGGCTCCCAGTGTCTACACGGTCCGCAACTGGATTAACCAGGGTAAAATTAAAGGCGTCAAAATGGGTGGCGTTTATTATATTGCCAATGGCCATGCTGTAAGTTATGCTTACGAAAACCCCGCCGATAATCTGGTGAATAGGGTATTAAATAGTTGAGGTTAAATTATGCGCTATCGGGAAACAAAGGCCACGCAAAGGCTGCCATTGAATCTTTATGAAACCACCAACGGCAAGGGCACGGGTGCTGTTTATTATCGCTATAAACACCCCACCACCAAAAAGTTTCATGGTATGGGCAAAGATAAAGTCGAAGCCATAAAGGCTGCTAAATCGTTAAATGATAAACTCATTGGCGCAAGCTCCCTGGTTGATTCTGTTTTGCATCCATCCACTTCTGTTGAATCATTATGCGATAGTTACCTGGCGTTTAAGAAAAACTTAAAAGGTAAAAAGGCTTTGCAAAAAGCGTCTATTGATGAAATTCGCGGCGCGCATAAAAAGATTAAAATTTACTTTGATGGGTGGAATTGCCGCCAGCTAACCACCATGGCCATATCACAATTTCTTGATGGTATTTATGACCCAGAAGAAAGCGAAGGTCACGCACGCGAGCGCGACAAAACCCGAAAAGTATTTGTGGCCACCTTGAACTATGGACAAACCAAAGGGGAATTGGACACGAACCCCGCGACGCCTTGTTTGAAAATAGGCAACCCGCCAGAAGTCGAGCGCCATAATAAAGACGGTTGGAAAATGATTTATAACGCCGCTGAACCTTGGATGCAAAAAGCCATGGACATTTGTATGCTGACCACTCAGCGCCGGGGCGACATTTGCAATATGAAAAAGGAAAACATAAAAGACGGCGTTTTGTATGTGGTCCAGGAAAAAACGCACAAACATGATACGGGTTATTTGGCCATTCAAATCACGCCAGAACTGAATGAAGTATTAACCAGGACGCTTGGAAAAGATCGCGTTAATATTGTGTCGCCATACTTAATTCACCGTAAACCCAGGGCCTACACTGAGCGCCAAAAAGCCGCTGGAATCCATTTTAGTTACATCAATAAAGACTATCTAACCAAAGAGTTTAAACGCCTACGCGACGACGTGACGGGCGCTTATGACCACTTACCAATGGTCCAGCGTCCAGGCTTTCACCAGGGGCGTGCGTTAGCTATCCATGAACACAAAAAGCAAGGCTGCGCGCCACAACAATTGGCCGGGCACGCCAGCGAGAAAATGACGGATAATTACGACGCCAGGCATGAAGATATAAACTGGGTTGATGCCAGCCTGGAAGGTTTTAGCCTGGCAAAATTCATGGGATAACCATAATGAAAAGCCCAGGGCTGCTTTATTAAGCGGCCTTTTTTTTGCCTATGGTTTTGCAATCTTTTTGCAATCTTTTTGCAACCCAAATTACAGGCATAAAAAAAGACCTTATAAGGTCTTGATATATAGGCATTTATTGGCACGCCCTGCAGGATTCGAACCCGCGACCTACGGCTTAGAAGGCATGGGCCTTATGTACCCTAAGTTGTTGATTATAATGATATTATCAAAACAATAAACAGGTCAAACAGCTACAAACAGCGAGTAACAAAAACAAAGACTTACAAGCGAGTTTTGCAACCTAACTTCGTCTTGCTTGTTACTGCCACGGCATTCTAAAGATAGGTCCCGCCCTAGTCAATAGAATATTTAATTAATTATTTTCCCATGGCTTTTTTGGTGAATAGCTGTGTTAGCTTTTGATAACCAACAGAAGCCGCAACCAGGACCGCCAGGGCTTGTTTATACCAATCGGGCATCATGTCTAAAACCCTAAAACCTTGCTCCACATAAGGCACCGCTGACGGTATAAATGCCAGCACCAGGGGAATGGAAAACAGCAAAGTAAACCATTCGTCTTTCCAGGATTCGCCACTGTTTTTCGCGTGTATTTCGTCCCAGGTGCCCGACTGTTTTAGCTTCTCCTGGATGGCATTATTGCGCCCCTCGATCTCCGCTTTTTTGTTGTCCATTTTACCCTGGAGAAAAGTACCACCGACACCGACCAAGGTTTTAATTAATCCAAGCATTTTAGTAATCCCCCGATCTAATCATCTTTGTTATTTCATTCGCCCTGGCTGGTGTTTGACTTGCCCAATTACTGTTCAAAAATTCATCGGCTGCCAAATCAAAATCACCATTTGCCATATATGCCAGGCTCTTTTTAAACTTCTTTAACCTGGGCAAACCTAATTGGAAACAAATATTAATCATGCAATCTTTTCGCACTTCGTCCAATTCTGCGAACCAGGAGAAGGTTAAAAGCAATTCTTTATTGACCCTGGCCACATCGTTGGCCAATAAAAAATCAATTTCATCATCGGATAAACCAATGCCACCCGCCGGGTCAATATTGCGCCCCACCCCTATGGTGATCTTTTCGGCCGTGCATTTATACGCGTGCGTTTCTACGCCTTCATGGGCGCGCAACATTTCAATAATCATGCTCATTAGTTTAGGTCCCCATT